CTTAGTTATGTATTGATCTATCTGTGTTCCAACCATTTCTGATTTTGGAGAATAGTATAAGTTTCTATATCCTCTCTCTTCAAGTGTTGTAACAACATCCCAACCAATTCCCGAATTTTCAACAACTAATAATGCATCATTCCATTCTATTGCAACTGCTTCAAGCATTCTTGCAAAATCCTTTGTTGATAGCTGATCTCTATACTCTGCAACTTGCTTTACACCTTCGATATCCATTACATGGTACGTAGAGTAATCCTTTCCATCACCTAGCTACATCCGCAACAACCATATAGGTTTTAGTTGTATCCGGTTGCTCCCATAGCCAATAATTCTTTCCAATTCCTCTCTTTTCCATCGGATCACTAATGCCATTTTCTTCATAGTAGGCTAGTGTTTCCGGTTCAATTACTGTTTCCCCTGAGGTACTGAAGTCACAATAACACTCTTGTGCAGCTGCTCTTGGTCCTAATTGTTTGGTCTGTTCATCTCTCCAAGGTTGCTCTCTTTCAGGATGTACTGTCCACGGTAAACTAATTGGTATAAACTTATTCTCTGATATTTGTGCCTTTGTAAAAGTCTTATGAAACCAGTTACCAACACCATTAGGAGTTGAGAGAGCTATACATCGACCTCCAGTTGCAAGTGTTTGTTGTGCAGCTGTAAAGATATCCTCAATTCTATCGATAAATGCTGCCTCATCTATAACTAATAATGATACAGCTTCCGAACGAGCTGAGTCTGTTGCTGCTGATACTGCCTTGATTTGGGAACCATTTTTGAGTCTTAAGCTAAGACGGTTGTGTTCTGTTACTGGTAACTTCATCCAAGTTGGTAAGTTATCGTAGGCGAATCTCACCTTCGTTACCATATTCTTGGCTGTTGCTTGGGTTGTTGCTAGTACGAGTATATTCTTATCTTGCTCAAACAACATCATCCATAGTGCATAGGCTGATGATAATGTTGATATACCTAACTGTCTTGACTTGTTTATTATTGTGTAATCATGTCTTTGCAGTAAATGTAGAACCTTTTCTTGAAACGGATACAGTGCAAAGCTCATTCTACCTCTTGTAGGATGCTGGATGGTATAGTACTTCTTCATGAAGTAAACCGGATCCTGCTTACATTTAATTAATTCACTCTTAATCGCATCTGTGATCGTACTCATACTGTAACCCTGTTCTTAATAAATATCTTGAGTCTAGTATTCAAGCTTGAGAGCATCCGCAAGAGTTACCGCTTTGTACTGGCTTATAAGACTTTGCCAAGCTGTTTTAGAGTATTTTATACCGTATAGATAGTACTCAGATGCCTTCGCATCGTCTTTTGGATAGATAATAGCAGGTCCTGTCACAGAATGTGCTTTTGCAACTCCTCCTGCTTCTTCGTAGAAGGTAATTGTTTTGCCACAAACCGTTTTAATTGTCTTATGAGTTATTATATTCTTCATATACTTCTTTATTTAATTATACCTTACGTACTTTATTTCACACTAGCAACAATAAAGAAACCCAAGCTTACGGGCTTGGGTCGGCCAAGGGATGCTATCCCAAGGGTGGTTTTTCCTATTTTTATGATTCAGTCTTGCCAGCTTCTGCTTCAGCTGGTGTTGGTTCTTCTGTAGCTGTTTCTGGTGCACCTGCATCGGCTGCTTGTTCACCTTCTTCAGGTCCCTTTGTTTTTATTGGATTGCCTAATGTAAGCAATCTTGCAATAGCTTCCATACACCTTTCCTTCTCACCTATCGTTTGTAGATAAAATTTCTTACCTGCTACGTTTGCTTCGTAGGCTTTTCCTAAATAGGTAAGTAAGTAATTTTGATCGTTGTGTAATACGATTTTGAAGGTTGTTGGTTTTGGAGCAACGATATAGATTCCAGTGATATAGTCTTTGTATGCACTAGACATTAGCATTTCTAATGTTTGTGTCATGGATGGATACTTTTTAAGAATAAAGCCAATAGGATCATCCTCAAAGGATTGTATATTTGGTTCCATTCTCTCAACTTCCTTTATCAACAATCTTTTTATAATCTCTTTACTATTCATATATTATTTTCTTTTTGTCTCGTATACTGCAAAGGCTGGTAACTCTGTTGAGCTTACTTGATCCATTTGTGCACTCATTCCTTCCATATACTCGGCCACTGAATGCATGTAGTCTGAGGCTAGAGTGATGTAAGATGATACCCATCCTGGTAGTTCGTCTCCTGGCTGGATGATGTTTTGTAGCTTGGATGCGTTTGAGATTAGATCTCTTAGTTCAGCATCAGCCATTGAGGCTTCGTGATCGTGTCCACCTACCCAATCAGTGCCTTTGCGATCACAATCGTCGCACTCTTTTAGTATGTCTATTAGTTTTATCATATTATTTTAAGCCTAATCCGCTTATGTTTTCTAATGCTTTTACTGCCGCTTGTAATTTACCGTTCATTGCTATAGCTGCTTTATCGTCAACTAAGTCGTACCTATTTAACTCGTTACCATCCATATCGTATACAAAGAGAGCTGTATTATTATTAGATGCTCCTATAGAAGTCTTGTATACGTAATAATTTCTACCGTCAGTAACAATAGATTTTCCGCTAACTTTATCATTTGCTGGGACTTCTTTAAAGTTACCCATATCTTCTTTGCTGTTTATATGAGAGGCTTCAGTAATAATACCAGCAATCTGCTGCATTCTTCTAATTTCGTTAATGTGTTGTTCCATTTTATTAATTTATTTTTTAATTCGTTTAGGTATGTTTTTATTCTTTTCGATATAGGCATCTACATCTTCCTTTCTATATCCCAACAATTCGCCGATGCGGCTACTATCTTCGTCTGAAGCGTTGTATGCAAGAAAGCCTTCGTACTTTTCAGCTATATCTCTCAACTCTTTAGCTTCTTTTTCTGCTCCTTTTCTAAAATAAATAAGGGCACCAAATGGATTTGAAGGTACTTCTATAGTTTCTAAATCATACTGCTTAATAAGTTTCCAAAAGTCTTCATTTGGTATAGTAGTATTTTTTAGTGCTATAAATCCTAAATTTCTTTTACCGTCTATAACAGTTTGAATGCTGTCTTCGTCGTTATATGCTTCTGATGGACTTATTGCCTCTCTTATATCTTTCTGCTCTTTAAGTAGGTTATTTAGTATATCGGTTAGCTTTATCATCCTATTTGTGCTTGATTAATAATTCTCCTAATACCTCTATCTTGCCCATTAGCTTTTGAAAAGCAATCTGTTCAATACCCATTGTACTCTTCGTTGCTGTGTATAGTTCCTTTACTAGATCTTTATATTCTTTATGCGCTGCTTCTAGGTCTAACTTACCTTTTACTGCCTTTTCGTAGTACGGTAGCTTTGCGTGATAGTGGTGATAGGTTAGCATAGCTGGACCACCCTTCTCTTTAGAACTATCTGTTATCTTCTCTGCTCCACCTAATCTTTTTTCTGCAAACACTTCAAAAGCTCCTGCCGGTGCCTCTTGCTTTGCTTCGTTTAGTATGTCTGTTAGTTTTATCATTTTGTTTTACCCCATTTTTTACCTTTTCCTGAATCTTTACATGCTTCTGGTGTGGGTCTACAAGACGGATACTTTGATCTATCTTCACCTTTCTGTCTTCCGCATGGTTTATAACCTCCATCTCCGTCAGGTGCATTACAATCAACCCATCCTTTAGCTTTACCTTTTGCTCCCTTCCTGTTGAACCATTTATGCAACGATTCATCTTCTTTTAAATCTTTCCAGATTTCCCCTCTCCTACATCTAACTATCGCTCCTGATCTATAAGCAGAGGGTTTATCGTACTTCTGTCTTGCAATACGAAGACAGCGATCTGCTGCCTTTTCTTCAAGCATCTCCCTTAGCATATCTAATAGCTTTATCATAGTAATTATGCTAGTGGATTTTTAATATCGAAATGTAAATCTTCAACGTACTCTTCTATAGCGAAAAATTTACCGTTAATTTCATTTATAACATCACCTAGCTCTTCTGCAGATAGAGTTTCAGACTTAGTCATGATCTCTTTTCTATAGGAGTACTTTTCGTTATTCATCTTATTGGCCATTATCAAGATCTTGGATGTTAAATCGTCCATATCTTTCGGTGGCATTAATATCAATTCGAACTTCAATGTAAAGTTATGAAAGTAATTCTCTCGTATTTGATCTTTACTGTAATAGAAATCCATTACAGTATTCACTTGCGGGAAGACTATTAGTTCGTCACCGAACATAACTTCCTTATTTGCATTGTAATCTACTTTCTGCAAATGTACTCTTTTATTATCTGAAAAGTTTTTAAACATTTTCAAGAAGGGTACTCTCTTGATAAAAGTTTCAGCAGCAATATCTGGAGTTGCTGATACTTCTTTTAATATATCTATCAGTTTAATCACTGGCAGTGGTAATTTAGGTATCTTTGTAATGCTTTTGCGTAATGAGTTCCTTTATCTTTTAGTTTCCCTTTTGCTGCTTTCACTCTAGTACATGATAAAGTACCTAATCGTTTTTTAAGTATTCCTGGTTTAACTGGATCATCAAATCCTTCTGTATATCCTTTTTTTGTGGCTACCTTAGGATCGTTAGTAAACGTATCAGACGCTTTATACCTGACCTTTTGTAGCATATCTGCTTTGTAAGGTGGGTACATTTCATTCAATATATCTACTAGCTTTATCATATTACCATGCTCTACACGACCAGTAGTTTGCTTTTGTACGAGGTCCTGGATTTTCACAATGATGTCTTGCTCTATAAGATTTCCTACGAGCAGGAATTGATTTTTTTATTCTCATATTCGGATCACCGAAGTTCACCTTTATCACATTACCCTGAGCATTCTTCACATATACAGATCTCTTCTTTGGTCCACCAGGTGTTAAGAATGGTTTGCCTAAGCTAACCTTCCTACCGTGGTATTCTGCTTCTTCTAGCTTATCTGCATACTCTGTTAGATACTCTGCTAGACAGGTTGGGCAGTATTGATCTGTTTCTAACATTAGCTCAAATATTTTAATTTATATCTTGTACCTTCAATCAATGCTACTACATTATCTATCTCATTTTGTAGATAGCTATCTTGAGGTAGTGTTGTTCTAACTGTTTCTACGTACTTAGAAAGTGCATCAAAGTATCCTACAACTTGATCATCCTCTTTAAAGGATGGTTGGCCTTGATATCCTCTTAAAATGCCGTATCTGCCTTGATAGCTTTCAACAAGACTATCAGCTAGTTCAACAATTCCATCGTAATATCCTTGCAAGGCTACGTGAGCTGCATACGATGGAGTCTGTAAATGGTAGATGTGAACTTGAGTTCTTGAGTTAAATAGGGTCGAAATGAATTGTGCATACTCTTTCATGGATTATTTTTTATCTTCTGTATCTTTAATTGGTTTTTTAGAGGCCTCTACCATTTTGGCTTTGTGACGAAGTGCTTTGATTTCACTCATTTTAGCTTCTGCATCCATATGATGATTTTCTTCTAATTCTGGATTAGCTGATGCTTCTTCTAAGTGTTGGTTTATTTCTTGCTGAAGCATTTTAATTCTCTCAGCTATCTTTTCTGTTACTGTGTTCTTCTTCATCTCCATCTCCTCTAAATGCTCTCGTAAAGCATTTACAGCAGTTTCAGCCATACCATTTGCTTGCTTTTCGTCTTGGTAAACTCCGTGAACCATACTAGGATCAACTTGATTCATACCAAATACGTGTGTTGGATGTACTAGGTTTTCTGCAGAATCTTCTGGTCCTGGCTTCATGACGATATAAATCTGTCCCACTGTATCTTCACAGCCAGGATGGCCGTCCATTGGCATTTCCATTACTGATTCTTTTAATTCTTTACTTTCTTTTTTGGCAGTTTTCTTATCAGCAATATGTAATGCAGCCAAGTACTTATCTAAAGCAACCTTGGTACCTTCAGTTTCTCCGACTTTTTTACCTTTCTTATAAACTACGAATTTAGTTCCGACTTTTTTATGTGTGTATGGCATACTAACTTATTATTTGTTATAAATATCTACTTTCTTGAGTTCAGCAATTTGCTCTTTTATTAGCTTATAAGCAGATTTCTTATCACCGCCATTCCAAGCCTCAACGTCACCACCCTCAGTTACAAAAGTATCCTTCTGATCCACCCATTCCTCCAATGCTCTTTCGAGATCTAGTAGTGATTCGTTCTTATTCGCATTCATAATCTGGCTACTATACTCATCCCATTTACCCTCTCTCTTGATTATTGCTTCTTTTTCAATAACACAATCAAAGCAGGTTTGATGAATACCCCACATTTTCTTATTTAGTTGTGTGAGTTTCATTACACCTCCACAATTAGGACAACTGAGTGGCATGATTACTATCTTTTTAACGGCGTCGTACTTGGTTACTGTCTGCTTAAGACCGTTTTTAATAGTCCAACGCTTTCCATCATCTTCCCAAGTGTCGCCTTCTTTGTGGGTCTGTTTATCTTTTTCCCAACCTGTCTGTATTTGAGTACTATCGCCAGTTTTACCGGTGATTAGATTTCGCATTCTCGTAACATCTTTCTTCGAGAATTCCTTTTTTAGTGTATTATCCATAACATTTTATTTATATTTCGGTTCCTAATCGTTTTAGGAATTGTTTATATAGGGTTGGTTTTGTAGCCCATCTACTTATCTTATCTAACTCAATTAAATATTCATCCCAAACATCGCTCCAATTTTCTTCGTCGATATCTTCTTTTGTAAAAAGCCATGCTAATGGTACGTATTTATCACTAGCCGCTAGCTCTTGGTAATCTTTTGTCCTTATATCCGAGAATAAATTTATTAGTAGTTGGCGATATTCTTTTTGACGATCTCCCATTTTACGTAGATTGCTGCTAATCTTATTGATTAGCGGGGCTGTAAATGCATCAAATTCCCATGGTGATTTTACATATTTTGTATAGCTAGCATCGTCCTCACCTGGTTCAGAGCTCTTTTTTTCTAATCCACCCTTTCCGTTCTCATCTCCATAATAAACACGTGAATCTCTTACCTTAGGATCTACCGCATGCACTAACTCATGCTCTATAGTATCCTTCAACTTATTATAGTTTGGAGGTGTTTTTATATTTACGTAAAGAGTGTCTGTAGATGGATCCATTAAAGCTTCTGATCTATCTGCTGGATCATTGTAGATACCAACACTTACTGATACGTCGTTGCCTTTTAGGTCCTTCAATTTAAAAATATCCTTTAGGATTGGATCTTTAAGAGCTTTTTCCCATCCACCTTCTGTCTTTTTTTGTAGCTTTTTTAGGTTCTGATCTATGTAATCATAAACTTTTTTTGTATTTTGTAGTACGCTATCTGGAATTTTAACAATTTTCTCATTTAGGCCTACTTGCGTAGACTCACTTAGATCTGTTGATTCATTTACCTCGTAGATATTAGGATTAATTTGACCATAATCTCTCATGATTATACCAGCCATTGCATTAGCTTCATTCTCTATTTCTGATCCAGTCTCTCCTGAATCGTCTTGTATCATATTCAGCTCACGCTGTCTATGGTGTGTTAATTCATGTGCAAGGCTTCTTAGATAGTCTGCCATAACCCTATTACCGCAGTAGACCTTTATGGAGTTGTCATGAGGATAGTAACCACCAAAAGACCTATTATCCATTACAAATGTAGGATCGTTGATGAGTTTAATTGGCGGTAATGATTGTATAGTCAATTCCTTCTTGCAGTACTTCAGGAAGTGCTTTATCGTATCAAGCTTCTGTTGGTTCATTTGTCGGTAATTCTTTTTTTACTGGCTCTTGTTCAACTGGAGCTGCGGTGATATCCTGTCTCAGTAAGGTGTAAATTGGTTTCGTGAAGCCTTTATTAAATGCTACTGTTGGAATTGTTTTCTTAAACTTTTCGTAATCTCCTGCTCTTACTAAATTTCTAACATATGGAGCAGATATGATTCCTGCTTTTTCTTTCATTGGTAACCCTTTTACAACACCTGGATATTTAACTTGTAGGTCTTTAAGGTATTTTTGATCATCTACTTCATCATCTCCACCAACTACATATAATGCTTTCGTATCAGGATGGCTATTCAAATACGTGTATATGTCTGCCACTGGTGATTCTCCTTCTGATATTTTCAATACTACTTTAGGATTTGGTGATGCATCAAAATACATTTTCCAAATTGCTAAAGAGTCTTCTGGTGTAATACCTTCTTTTACCTTAGAGCTAATAAGAACTATAATGTCTACTATGTAATCTCTGCCTGTTAGGTCCTGTATAACATCGAAGTGCCCTTTATGTGGAGGTTTAAAACTTCCTGGATAAAGGCAGGTGCCTGGTTCGTTTGTAATATCTTCCGCAATTAGTTGTCCTAGTAATTTACTGTCGATCATATTACTAATAAATAGTTAAATTATTACATCTTTAGTTGCTCCCAATTTTTCTTTGAGCTCTTCTTTATACTTTACTGCCACTACTAGCTTTGCCTTCATTGCCTCAATCTCAGTTTCATCCCTCTGTAATCTATATACAAACATATTATACGGTGAATCTACGCGTGGATCATAACTAATAAAGTCACACCATTTTGCATTTGCACATAGCATATTTGAAATACACTGGTAATAGTAATTAGGTGCTACCTTTTTAAAGTCTGCATCAGTCTTAATCATCCCGTGTTTGAAGTGATTGGTAGATGTATACGGACATTTAACTTCTATAACTCC